TAGAATAAGTAATAGTATATAACTATTAACAATAGTACACTTTAACATTTGATATATGTTAAAGTGTTGTAGTAATGAGCTCACATAAAGCAAAAATGAAACAAAACCGCCTTTAATCACTTCTTAAGGCGTGAAGACATACGAGGCAATATATAATCCAGAACAGACCAAAGGCGTATTCGGCATATCCTTAGTGGATAGCCCGGCGATGGAGGGGCATTTTCTTGCATTTAGCAAATCGCAGAAAGTTGAACTTAAAACGGTTAACACCGAACAGCGCCTTTTACTTGGACTTGTAATGCAGCCTAACAAACCTATTTACAGGGATCAGGACGGCGAAAAGTTTAATATTGTTTTCTCTTCAGAAACGGTTAAGCAACTATCTCACAACTTTTTTAAAGCCGGTTATCAATCCAATAGCACAATTGAGCATGCTAGCCCTATTGAGGGCGTGACGTTCGTGGAAAGTTGGATTATTGAAAACCCGGACAACGACAAGGCCGCAAATTTCGGCCTTAGCTATCCCAAAGGGAGCTGGATTGTAATGATGAAGGTAGATAGCGACGACGTTTGGGAGCGCTACGTAAAGCAGGGCAAGGTTAAGGGATTCTCCATTGACGCAATGGTGGAGCTGAAGGAAATTAAAACCAAATCTAAAACAGATGTTAATATGAGTAAGGAAAATAAAAAAAGCGTTTTCGCTGAATTTTTCGCAGGGCTAGCGAATGCTCTTAAAGATGCAGACGTAAAACTGGCTGAAGTGAAAACGGAGGACGGCGAAAACACGCTAATGTTTGACGGCGAACAGCCAGAAGTTGACGGTGCTATTTGGGCTATGACAGAAAACGACGAAAGAGTCGAACTACCAGTCGGAAAGTACGCTATTGAAGGCGGCAAAACGATCACAGTAGCGACGGACGGTATCATCGCCTCTATTGAGGACAACGCCGCGCCCGAAGAGGAAGCAGCCCCAGCTGAAGCAGAAAACGTTGGACTTAGCGCAGAAGATATGAAAGCTATTAAGGATATGCTAGTTTCTTTCAAGGCCGACGCCGACAAGGAAGTAAAAGCAATCAAAGCGGAATTGTCCGATTCTAAAAAAGCGCTTACGGTATTGGAAACTAAACTTTCCAAATACGAAGACGAACCAGCGGCACCCAAAGTGGGCAAGCAGCCAGCACAGGTAGGCTTTAAAAAGCAGACTTTCACTCAATATTTAAACGAAAACCTAAACTCTTAAATTATGCCTACAGCATTAAATATTTCAACAAACTTCAACGGTGAAGTGGCCGGTGGGTATATTGCCCAAATGGTACGCGGCGCAAATACTATCAGCGATAACCTGGTAACGATCCTGCCAAACGTCGTAAGCAAACAATATATTCGTAAGATTAGGACGGCGTCCGGTTTTGTCGATTACGTTTGTGGATTTACTCCTGATGGGAGTATAACCCTTGAAGAGCGCGTTTTGGACGTGAAAAAAATCAAGGAAGACCGCCAACTTTGCAAAGAGGACTTTCGCCAACTTTGGACGGCGCAAGAAATGGGATTTTCCGCGCATAATGATAACCTGCCAGCGACCGAACAGGCGGCAATCTTAGAGGACATGGGCAAGCGCTTAAGTCTTAAAATAGATCGCGAAATCTGGCGCGGCGACGGACTAGATGGCAATCTTAACGGTTTTATTCCGGCCCTACTTGCGGATTCGGAATTAATCGGAATTGAGGGCGCGGCTATCACGACCGCAAACGTAGAGGAGAAAGTCGGTGCTTTTATAGACGCTCACAAAGACGATTTTTTCGAGAGTGACGGAAACTGGATTTTCGGAGTTTCAACAAATGTACTTCGTAGGTTAAAACGTGCTTATGGCAAAGCTGTAAGACAGGCCGGTACTTTTCTTTCTCCCAGTGAGTTTGAATTTGAAGGGTATATATTAACCGAGATTAAAGGTCTGCCATCTGACACCATGATTGGGTATAACAAAGAGAATTTGTTTTTTGGAACCGGATTAATAAGCGACCACAACGAAATCAAAGTAGTTGACGAGGACGAGGTGGGACTCTTGAGCGGTCAAATCCGTACAAAAATCGTACTTACGGGCGGCGTTCAATACGCATCCGCCGGTGAGGTTGTTCTTTATAGCCCCCAATACGTAGCGCCGGTATAACGGAAACTAACCAAAAGGAGGGCTTTAAAACCTTCCTTTTATAATATATATATAAATTATGCCTACAGATTTAACACAAGGCCGTAAAAAGGTGTGCAAAGACCAATTAGGCGGTAATTCCATACTTTACTTGTTTACGTTCCTAAAGGACGCATTCACGGTTGACGGAACAGGAGAGGCTACGGCTTTAAACTTAGCCTTAACTGAGGTATTCGCATACGAGCTGGAAGGCGATAATAATACATTAGTGGAAAATATGGTTTCCGATCGGAACACGGGGACTACTGTAAATACGCAGACCGTCAGTATTCAGCTTAAAAAGGTAGACGCGGCCACGAGCGCCGAAATGAACCTTTTAGCCAAATGCTACCCCCAGGCGGTTGTTAAAGATCGCAACGGAACTTACCACGCTTTGGGAATTGACGACGGTATGGACTTTACAGTGGATCAAGCTACAGGGGGCGCGAAAACCGATTTTAACGGCTATACTCTTACTGGAATTGCAACCACTAAGGGATTAAGCCCTAAACTGGACGCGATGACCTCTGAAAGTTTTATAGCCTTGGCAGCGCCGGTCGTTTAATAATATTTTTTTTGTTTATTTTTTAAGCCAGTTCTAACGGACTGGCTTTTTTATTGTCCTATTTGAAACAAATATCACTTTTATGCATTCATTGAGCGTATGAAGGTATTTAACCCCAACGACACGGCGCACACGCTGAAATTTATTCCACGGGAATACATTGAGGGGTTGCCTTGCGAGATCGCTTTTTTTATGGCATCTAAGGACTCTCTAATTGTTGCCGGCGCTGTACCTATCTATAACGAGGGCTTTTTTGACATGCCATTTTCGCAAACCTTCAAAGAAGACGACCGCGGAACCGTTCGCGTAACCACCAGCGAAGGCCAAATTATCTACAGGGGCAAATTCATTGCGACCGCTAACAAGGGCGCAACCCTTACCCAAAACATATACTACTATGAGTGATAAAAGCCAAAATATTAGACTAATAGCTATGAACAGCTACCAGCGGCCGAAACTTGTAGAGAATAAATCCAAAGGCTACGTACTTAACGGCAATCATAATGAATTTTATCAATATGTGATTGACCGTTATAATGGAAGCCCTACCAACGCGGCTATTATCAATAGCTATGTGGACTTAATGTATGGCCAGGGATTAATTAAAACTTCTGGCAGCACTAACGACTGGTTAAAGGTTAAACAGGCGCTTAAATCTAACGAGATACGTAAAACGTTGTTAGATTTTCAGCTTTTTGGCGAAGCGAGTTTGCAGGTAATCCAAAAAAATAAAGGCGAATTAAGCGAGATTGCGCACGTGCCAAAGCAAAAGATCGCGCCGGGCATTGAAAATAAAGACGGCGATATTGAAGAGTATTTTTTCTCTTCCAACTGGAGGGAAACAACCAAAAATAAACCAGAACCGTTTCCGGCCTTTAGCGGCAAGCCGGAAAAGCAATCTATTTATAATATACGCCCGTACAAGGCCGGTAAAGAATATTTTGCAGATCCTGACTACCTACCTGGATTGGCATACGCTGAAATGGAGGAAGAGATCGCTAACTTTTACGTAAGCCATATTCAAAACGGGTTATCCTTTGGCTATATAATTAACGTGCCTCCTAGTATGGTTATGACCGACGAGGAAAAGGACAACCTAGAGCGCAAAATAAAGGCAAAATTAACAGGCAGCAGCAACGCCGGTAAATTCGTGTTAAGCTTTAACGGCGCGGAAGGGCAAAGTATAACCGTGGAGGCGCTAGAAGTTAACGACGCGCATAAGCAATGGGAATACCTTACCAAAGAAGCGAGGCAGCAGCTAATGACCGCGCACCGGGTTACTTCGCCTATGCTATTTGGTATTAAGGATGGTACGGGTTTCGGAAATAATGCCGATGAAATGGACACCGCCGAAGCTCAGTTAATGAAGCGCGTGATTAAGCCAAAGCAACGTTATATCCTGGATGCTTTGGAGGAAATATTTTTAAAATACGGTATTAACATTGGTTTGGATTTTCGCAGCCTTAGCGATAACGCCGCGTCTTTGGATTTGGCGGTACAGGAGCCGGAAAGCTTTGAGCATTTGGGCGAACATGTAGACGCGGCCGAATTTGATCTAGTTGCCGAAAATGAAGTTGATTATAGTGAACCCGTGGAACTAGCAACGACCGGAACGGCTAGGCCTAATGCAAAGAGCGCTCAGGATGGCGAAGATTTTATAATTAGGTATAAATACAGAGGCAGCAAAACACCTGAACGCACGTTTTGTAAAAAAATGATGCAAGCCGATAAGGTTTACCGAAGAGAAGATTTAATACAAATGGAGAATATAGCCGTAAATCCCGGGTGGGGGCCAAAAGGAGCCGACACCTACAGCATTTGGTTATACAAGGGCGGCGGCAATTGTCACCATAAATGGTTTAGGCAAATATACCTTAAAAAGGGAGCTAATGTAGACGTTAACAGCCCGTTGGCTAAAATGATAAGTGTGGCACAGGCAAAGCGCGAGGGTAAAACCATACCCACAAATCCAAACGAGGTAGCAATTGAGCCAAGGTATTTGGATAATCAAGGATTTTTAAAGAAATAACCATGGCTGAACTACTATTTATAACGCCGAAGGAAATGGCTGGGACCACGGTAATGGGAGGTAATATTGACCGCGATAAATTTACCTTTTGCATTGCCAANGCGCAAATTACAACAGTTGAGCCGCTTTTGGGAAGTGAGCTATATGATAAGATNGTGGCCGATGTAACTAATGGCACTTTGGTGGACGAATATTTGTTTATGTACGAAAATTACATAAAACCGATTACCAAAAATACGGCTGTAGCTGAGTATATAGAGATAAGCGTATTTACCCTTGCTAATAACGGCCTTTTTAAGCATTCCCCTGAAAATAGTGAGGCGGTAACGCGTTCCGAATCTGAATACCTATCTGGAAAATATCGCGCTATGGCTCAAATGTACGCGCAACGGTTTGAAAAATATATCTGCAAAAATAGCATCAAAGAGTATAAAACCTACCAGGACGAAGTAAATGCGAACGATGTTAAAATAACGGGCGGTTGGAAATTGTAAAAAATAGAATGGGCGGCGTTAGGGATTTTTTCTTAATGAAATATGTTAGGTATAATCGCAGGATTTTATTTAATGGTTTTCCTCAGACGCAATCTTTTCCGCTTTTGCATTTGCCAGGCGCCACAGCAAGCCAGGACTATGATTTAGAAACGGGCGCGTACTCACAGGATTTGCAATTCAGCGTGGCCGGCCTTGAAAATACAATTTTAGCGGAAAATTTAAGCCGTAACGAGTTTAGGGCGGTTATTCAAGATTGGAACGGCAATACTTTTATTTTAGGACTTGTTAACGGTCTTAAATTAAGTTCTATGCAGCTAACAACCGGCGCAGATAAAGCAGAGTTAAGCGGCTACAGTATAGCGTTTAAAGGAAATGAGGCGGTCGTCGCAACCACAACCGGGCTAAGTGATTTTATACCAGGGAACGCCGGCGTTTTATTTTTAGCCTCTTCCGGCTCAAGGGCATCTACCCCCACGAAAATAAGCACAGAAATAATATAAAAATATGTCACTACAAAAAATAGATAACGGTACTTTTTTAAACGATCCCAGTGCGGAAAGTGTTTATAGTGGGTTTGGCAAGGTAAACGAAATGTTAATCGAGGTTTACAACCGAGTTCCTGGGCTTTATCCCCAAGATATCGGTTTTGTCAACATAAGTGAACTTAATTTTAATATTTACGCTTATTCTTTTAGCATTGATGGCGCACCATACTCTTTTAGGAGTAGTNGAAATGTAACTATTGAAGCCCCTGCCAGCGCTAAAAANTGGGTTATTTTNAAGGTTAACACGATGGGTATNATATCGGTCGTGGAAAGTACGGTTTCCTTTAATCCCACGAAGCCANTAATAAACAAAAANACCGAAAAGTTTATAGGTGAGATATTGGTAAACGGCGCCGGCGTTTTTTTAAACATCACAAAAGAAAAGTTGTATATAGACGGCGGCGCGGAGCCGACGGGTTGGGAGGCCACCACGCAATCACAAGCCGTATCCATTGCCGATAACACAAACGTATTTAATGGTATTGCCAGTATATATTTTGGGTTTACTGAAAATACTAATTCAGTTGAATTTAAACGGAGTGAATTATTTACCGAAATCGACAATGTGAACACATTAAGTTTCGCTCTAAATCTTGTAGATAATTCCCAAAGATACCTTTTTGCCGTACTGTTAAAAAAAGGTAACGAGCTAAGAGCGTCCATTCTTTTTAAATCGGTATCGGCGCCAAATGCCGCATTTGGTTACGACGGCTCACAAACCGGTATCTGGCAAAATGTAACACTAAACATAGAGAGCGCCGCCGCTAGAGCCTCTGAATTTGATACCGTTGAGTTTAAGGCTTACGCTAATACAGAAATGTATTTTGACGCTATAAGCATAACAAGCGGCTCAACGGTGGAGGCGCCCGACGTTAACGGTGATGTTTTAGTTGGCTCTTCCCTGCTATCCAAATCCTTTACCTACAACTCAGGCGCGCAAACTTTCACCGCAGATTTTGACATTGTACAGGTAGATAGTCTTTTGGTTGGG